CGAAGGGGTCATGCCGAACTCGGCGGCATAGCGCACCATGTCGGCCTTGGCCTTGTTTGCGATCCCGACGAGCGGGTTTTGTATGGCATTGCCGCTGACGGTTTTAATCATCAGCGCGGCGTTCAATTCATCTTTAGCGGCCATCCTATTGATGGCCCGTTCGGCCTGCGCCCAGCGCCCGTATGCGGCGCAATAGGCGGCAAGCGCCGCCCGGTCTAGCTCCGTCATCAGGCCAGCGGCATAAAGCGCACTGCACACCCGGCCCCATTCAACCTTTGCGTCGTCGCACAGGAAGGCGGGCGGCGTTGGCTCGGACAGGGCGACAACGGCCTCGGCCTTGTTGACGGCACGTTTACCGGGGTTGCCCTTCACCAGCTTTAAGACGGTGGGCGTTGGCTTACGGCCTGCGGTCATGGCTCAACTCCGAGCCACTGCTGACAGACTGCCCGCGCCACCTGCTCTGTCATCTTGGGCGGCACGCTCATGCCGATCATGTATTTGCCGATCTTGTCGGTCTTGGCGTGGTAGTCGTCGGGGAAGGAGCCGAGACGCTTCCATTCGCGGAAGGTGAGGCGGCGGCATTCATTCCAATGCACGGCACTATGATCATTTGTCGCGCATGTCAGTGTTGGAGACGGCTGCTTTTCATTCAGCCTTATGTGCGAAAACAGTCCACCTTTCCGACCCTGCTTTTTTGCCGCATCCGCATAACATGCGCCTTTCGCTGTCAGCGGCCACCACTTCAGATGCATTCCTGTTGGTTTCACGTCTGCCTGTTCTGCATCCGTCAAAACCTGCACATCCGCCGTCGCCTCCCCCGCTGAAATCCACCGATGCGCCGGGGCCAGCTTGAGCGGTAGCCGGTCAAGGTTATCGCGCAAGGCGCAGAAGAACACGCGCTCCCGGCGTTGCGGGACGCCGCAGTCGGCGGCATTCAGCAGGAATAGCTGGGGACGGTAGCCTAGCTCCTTAAATCGCGCCATCACCATCTTGGTGTAGCCTTTGGCATTGCCAATCAGCATCCCCTTGACGTTTTCAGCAATGGCCACCTTGGGGCGCAGACGGCCCACCAAATCCAGATAGTCAAAGAACAGGTCGGACAGAACCTGTTTTGCCTGCCCTTCGCGAAAGTGCTTTTCTTTGCCCCATGCTTTTTCCCGACTGCCCGCCATGCTGAATGTGGAGCATGGCGGCGAGCCGTCCAGAATGTCCAGTTCAAACAACTCAGGCGGCAGCTCTTTAGTCAGCAGTTCGTTGATCGGGCACAGAAAATAGTGCTTTGGCTTGATGTTCAGCTTGTAATGCCACGCCATCTCGGGGTCAATGTCGTTCGCTGCAATCACTTCACAGCCAGCGCGCTTGTAACCCATGCTGGAGCCGCCACCACAGGCGAACGTGCTCATCACCTTGATGCCGTTAGACTTGACGCTTTTCAGGTCGTCAAGAAACCACGCATGAGGATTACTTGTTGTCAAACTCAAACCCGCATTTAGGACACATGCAACCCATTTTGTAGTCGTCTGGGTCAATCTCTTTTGAGCTTGATTCAGGCTCGCTTTGATCTGGCAGCGAATCCAGGCCCATCGCCGCTGACAGTTCGCCCGCGTCAAACCCGAGCAGTGCCATATCAAAATCGGCGGCGTGAAGCTCGCCCAATTCCAGCGCCAGCAGCTCGTCATCCCACCCGCCATTCAGCGCCAGCTTGTTGTCGGCAATGATGTATGCCCGGCGCTGCGTATCGGACAGCCCCGCCAGCTCAATGCACGGCACTTCTTCCATGCCCAGCTTGCGCGCGGCCAGGACGCGGCCATGCCCCGCAATGATCCCGTTTTCGCCGTCCACCAGCACGGGGTTTGTCCAGCCGAACTCGCGCACACTGGCTGCGATCTGCGCCACCTGCGCATCGCTGTGCGTGCGGCTGTTGCGGGCGTAGGGGATCAGGTCGTCAACCCGGCGGGTGACGATGACCGGCGGTGTTTTCATGTGTTCCTCAGGGTTTTGACCCCATATTGCAATTTCGCGGGTGTGCAAATCGAGGGAACCGGGCGGTTTCCAGCGCCAAGGCCCCAGAGATTGAATCCCCCCCTGCCCTTCACCACACCACGCGGCCCTGCGCGTCGAACTTCGCCCGCTCCTTGTAGCCCATGTCCTGAGCCGTCTTCGCTTGGTGGCAAGGCGGGCAAAGCACCTGCATGTTGTCGTCGTCGTTGCTGCCATCCTTGTGCAGCGCAGTAATGTGATCCAGCTCGAAGCCGTGCGGGTATGCCACAAGGGCACGGCACCTGGCGCAATGCGGATCAGCCGACCATATGCGCAACCGTGCGGCCTGCAGCTTCCTGCCTCTTAGCCGCCCGTCTGTGTTGTCGTAGGCCATGGCGTCACGGGCGTCTTGCAATACTCACACTGGCTCATTCCCACCTTGTAGCCAGCACCACAGCTCTGGCATGTGTCGGTGTCATCGCAGGCGGTGATGATGTGCCGTGGCGCAGCTTCTCCGATGTGCTGGATAGTCAGCAGTTCCATGTTCAAGCCTTCCGCCCGTAGCAGTGGAACAAGCACGGAAACACCTCAAGCCCCTTGATGGGGTAGATGCGCTCGAATCGAATTCGCCGTGTGACCAGATGGTCATGCCGGTTTGCGCGCACAGGCTCATCAACCACCTTGATCCATCCAGCCTGCGTGTTGACCTCCATCACCTTGCCGATCTCTGCATTGGCGTCCACGTCATAGACGCGAGTACCGGGCATTACGTTGTCGGATGTGTAGAGCATGGCCGTCCTCATTGTTCTGGCCTCCCGTCGGGCTGCCCTTGCGGGCTGGGGCCTGCCTTCCTTCTGAGTTGTCGTAGACCATGCTCACCTCAATAGTCGCAAGCGCCCGCCCGCGTGCCCAGGAGGTAGGTTCGCGCTGTTCTACGTCGCTTGCTGCCGGCGTTGCTTTGCCCGTGACTGCCGGCTGAAACGTGGCCCAGGTGCGCCTGTTGCGTGGCCTGGCGGCCGGAGCGCAGGTGCTGGCGTAGAGCTGGGCAAAACAAAAACCCCGGCAGTTTCCCGCAGGGGCTTGTGATTCTTCAGGGCGAGTTCATCCATCGCTAGCTTCCGGTGGCGCCTACGTGGCAACCGCCAGCCATTCGACAGAGATTCACCGCGCTATTGGCCGACTCGTTGCCAATGCCATCGGTACGGGAATTGTACTACAGCATGTTTCGCAAACGCAATCGCATGGACTGTCGCGCGACGTGGACACATTCGTCCATCATGTTCAGCGCCGCTTTGCCCAGCTCACCACCTGGCGGAGGCCGCTTCCCACTTCCCCCGCACTTGCGGCATGCGCGTCCTAATGACGGCGTGCCGTGGATAAGCTCGTGGCCACGCCCTGAGCACGGCTGGCATGTGTCGTGTAGCCAGTAAATCAGCACCGCATTGGCCAGCGTGCGCGGCTCCTTGTGGCCCTTGCGCTCGGCCCATGCGGCAACGCCGTCAACCGCTCGCGTCAGGGTTTTGAGTTGGCTGAACAGCAAGAATGCCTCGGTTTCATCCATGTGCCGCTTCTTTGCCGCGCCGATCAGCACGCCGCCCAGCAGGCCAGGCGTCCAACCGGCTGCGATCAGCACGTCGGCTTCTCCACGCTGATCGGCCTTCACCGTCAAATCCCCGGCATTGCCGGCGCTGGTGTACTGCTCTTCGATGGTGCGCGATTCGTTCATTCATGCCCCTTGGTTTACAATCACGGCCGCCAGCACGCAATCAAAACCAAGGAAACCCGCCGCCTAGCACGCGAGCGGGTTTTCTTTTGGCTAGTTCAGGCTTTCACGCCGGCCAAATGAAGATATGCCTGCTTTGCGTATCCACTCCCACCACCCGGCATTCCTGTAGCCATCTGCATCCCAGCCGCTGCGTCAAGGATGCGGCGCGGCGTCACCTTGTGTTTCTTGCATCCCGATATAACGCGGCGCATCACGTCTGCGTCCGCCGCGATATCCCACGCGCCTCGCAACACGACCTGCGTCCATGCGTGGCTCTCGTTTGCCCATAGCTGATGCACCATTCCCATTGCACGATCAAGCCGGTTGAAATCTTGCTTCGCCCACGATTGGAGCGTTCCAATTGCTGACAGGGTGCCGGCACGCGCGCCGCCCTTTGCAACCTCAAGCCCAAGTGAATCAAGCAGCCCTTGCACCATGATGGCCGTATCGTCTCGCGCCACAACTGCGGCACGATGCGTATCCCTGGCTGTCGCCTTTGATACGCCGGCGCCGTTCATAAGCATGAACCATCGCGCCTCCCTTTCCCGATCGCCATCAACCACAAGAGCCGGCACCGTCTTTGCCCGCATCGCCTTAAAAACAGCCAGCGTGTGCTGCCCGTCGTAGACATACAGCGAGCCGCACAACCTCCGCGAAACCGAAAGCGCCTTAATCGCCCCGGCATCAAACGCCTTCAGTAGCCGCTTGATTCGTCCCTCGTCCAGGTCGCGCTGATACGACACATCAATTTTCAGCAGTTCGATTGGAATTTCCGCATATTCAGCCATTGATTTCCCCCGTCTCTGGATTGATTTCCCATTGCCGCGCATCGCGCAGCGCTACATCGTGCTCGGAGCACCAGGCCATGACGTATTCGCAAAGTTCCGAGCACTCAGCCCGCGTCAACTTCGATGTGCGGCGAAAAACCACGTCA